GCCATCACAGATTGCGGGTGGATCACTGGGCCGGTTCATCAGGTTGCTGATGGCCGGACCTCAATCTTCTGAGATTGCCGTCGGCATTCTCTATATGAAGAAAGGTTTTCCACGTCCTGAAGAGTCTGCTTTACAGCAAGCTCTTTTAGATACTAAGAAGGTTTTGACGGAGAAGAAGCCTGTGCCCCATTGCCCTTTCATTTCTTTCCAAGGTTCCCTTGAAGAGATAGATAGGACAGTGGGAGAGATCTTTCACTTTAACCGGTTTACTCCGGAAGTGTTAGATCATCCTTATACAGCCTCGATCAAGTCCAATTTTGTCGATACTCGTAAAGAGTTCGGCACTTATGGTACTTTAATTGATCTTGGTCTGGTAAAGGACGCAGCCCCAAATTTATCGGAGGATTCCACCTCAGATATTTTTGCTTCAGCTCTTGTCAGAAGAACACAAGAAGAGATGATTGAAGATGAAGATTCACAGCACTACATTGTTAATCCTGAGTTTCGTACTCGAGTCAATGAACTGTATAGGGGTGCCTATACTGTGTGCCGTGAACGTGCTATGCAGGAGCAAGCAGACGTTAAATTAGTAGCCCTTCCAGAGGCACTAAAGGTGAGGGTGATCTCGAAAGGTCCCCCACTTACGTACTTTGTCCTGAAGCCAATACAGAAATTCCTTCATAGAATCATGCGGAAACAGAGATGTTTTGCATTGATTGGCCGTCCTGTCGATGAGACTTTCCTTACGGATGTCTTTTCAAAGGAAACGGGTCTATTCCACTCTTTGGATTATAAGAGTGCAACCGACTTACTGAACCCTGAGGTTAGTAGGCGAGTCGTTGATGGAATTTGTAATACTGTCGGTCTGCCCGATGACATTAGGACCTTGTTCCACAAGGCTCTTACTGGTCACTTGGTTGAGGGTGTTCCCCAGGAATGGGGTCAACTCATGGGCTCAATCGTATCTTTCATTGTTCTTTGCATTGTTAACGCGTCCGTTATCCGGACATCACTTGAGATTAGTACGCATGTTCAGCGGAATCTCTCTGACCTACCTATGGTGGTCAATGGTGATGATGGATTGGTTCGCGCCCCCGCAGATTTCCTTAATGTTTGGAAATCGTGTGCTGCGTTGGTCGGCTTGATGCCTTCCGTGGGAAAAGTCTATACTCATGAATCTTATTGTAACATTAACTCTACAAGTTATTTGTATGAGAACAATAAATTCAATTTAGTTCCATATGTTAACATGGGACTTGCCAAAGGTCTCACCCGCAGCGGGGGACAAATTGGACGTAAAGACGTTTTTAACAATCAAGATGGTGCCACCCTTGGTGCCAAACATCATAGCTTGATGGACAGTTGTCCTCGTCATTTGATGTTAGCAGTTCACGAACTGTTTCTCAGGGAGAATGCTCGGACACTCAAGAGTCTGCGTTTACCGTGGTACATACCCGAATCGTTGGGTGGGGTCGGTCTCCAGCCGATTATTGAACATCACTATGGTTTACATGGTGATATCGATGATTTTAAACGTCGTTACGCCGTCACTCGATCGGGCCACAAATGTGGTCCTAGTAGATTAGACGTTCGAATTGCACGTTCTTTCAAAGATCGCGTACATCGCGAGTTCAGTGTTGGTAAGATTCCTACAGCACAGCCGATTCAGGCTCGTACTATTTGGCAAAAGCAAATTAATCGTTTTGTTAATTTGAAGCACGTTCAGTTAGAAGATTCAGATAAGGCCTTTTTGGACTTGTCTACCTTTTATCTGACTCCATCTTTAGTTACCAAGCAAATTTCTTCTTCTGTTGCACAGGAGAGATTGCGAAGTAATGAGCGCGCTTGGACCTACATCACTGGCCTATTTGAGGATCCTCCTTTAGGAGAAGACCTTTTTCTTGACTAGCGAATGTTCGTTTGACCACCTAAGTTTCCGGGCTTGATTGCCTCGTCGCCCGATAAGGGGCGTTCTGTGACGTGAGTACACGCACGCGAAAACGGTTATATGGTGATCCATTTCTATGG